AGTCTCCAATCCCCAGCGCGGTGCGCGCCGCCTCATCCAGGTACCCAATGTGATCCAGGAATGGAGCAACTGAGCCAACGCCAGAGACCCGCTTAAAATCTTCGTCCTCTCCAATTTCGATCGCGCGCCCCGGGCCCATCTCAATACTGCCCTCATTGCCCTCTGCATCTATCGGCGGCCCCGCCGTCGTAACATACACCCCCAATCCCTGCATCGCCAAGGTGTACGCCTGATCCGAGATGGACTGATTCATACCGCCCAGAATAGTTTCAATCCCCCGAAGTTGCGAGGAACCGAACGGCTCCCCAGGAACCCGATTGTTCTTGATGTGGTAAACCGGAATCGTGGCAATCTGTTCTGGCAACTCAAACTCGTCAACTAAGGACTGCACCCGCTTGATTTCGTTGCCAAAGCGATCATCCCACTTAGCAACTTCAAATAGAGCCAACTCCGAAGTGATCCGGCTGTTATCCGCCTTCCGGTAAGTCTGTCGCCGAACGACTGACTTATTTTTGTCCTTCGGATCGGGCACCAACTTGGCGATATGACAACCGATCACTCGATCTGGATTGTCTTCGTCATGAATTGGGAAGTACATATTCGGGTCTAGTTCGTGCATGGCGATTCGCGACCCAAGTGTCTTACCCGGGTCCGCAGTAATGTGCCAGAGTGCATCTCCCTTGATCAATCCATAACGCTTCTGTGTGGTGACCTTGGCGTAAACCTCTTCTCGTTTGAACAGCGCACGCATAATCAGTTCTAGTGCGGCCTGTTCCCCCGAAGTGCCAACTTTGTCATTAACCACGAAGTCGAAGTTAACAGCGAGGAAACGATGGGTCGCCTCCACAATCTTCCGCGCAGTAGGCAGGTAGATCGGACTCTCATCGTCACCTCGCATTACCAACTTGAATGAATCCGGGACATTCCAATAGATGTCCTCGTAAAGCGTATAGGACATAATGCGGGTTGCCTCGTCAGTGTTGCCAATCCAACTCGGCGCCGTGCCTAGTAATGGAGCTACACTGGCGTATGGGGAGGTCATATCACTTACCAATCTAGGGTCGCTTGGTCCCAATCGGAGAATTTGTAAGCCCTGTCGTCAATATACCCAATTGCAGCGTACTTCAAGTTTGTAACCAAGATGGAAGCCCGCACGTTCCAAAATGGGTAATCCGGGTCATTACGACCCAATATGGTGATAGGAATACCTGTCATGTTCTGAGTCCATTGCGCAACTTGAAGGCAATCCCTGGTAGTAAAAATGAACACGGCGTAATCCTGCATCAGGTGCAGCAAACCGCTAGTGGCGCCTGGCATCAACCCGTCATAAATTGTACCGTCATGCCAGCCTTTGCTATAGACATGGATTACTCCGTCGAAGTCAACAGCTACCGTCTTACCCATTGTCGCCCTATCTCTTGATGTTGACTTTGTGTGTTCGACGCCGATGCGTAGTCTTTTGTGGAGTTCCAAAGAAGCCAGCCATGAATCGCCCGAGAGCTTCCGGGCCATGGTCGTCCTTCTTGAGAGGGACTTCTGCGTTGTTAGTATCCACCTTGTTAGGATTCACCTCTACTCGCTTCGAGGGATAACGATACGCCCCCATCTCTCGGATCAGGTCTGTGCAACGCCTATCAATTCGTATCTTTGGTAACTTCTCAGAATGTCCCGCGGGCAAGTGCGGCGGCACTAATTTCAATCTACCCCGAATGGCATCCAGCCGATGCTTAATTTCGCCACCGGTACCGCCAATACTTTTGACCTTAAGTATCTCCGCAATGATCTTGTTATCCCCCGGAGACGCCGGGTCCGAGTAGAACCCAAGCATGCCACTAGGAGCCAACCCACGCAGCGACACCTGGTCTGCGAACTCATTGGCAGTCAACGTAGATTGGTAGAACTCATCCAAGACGTGCACATCACCCCAAGGCCCAACCTGGACTAATAGCCAGACCGAAGGATTAGTGAAACCGAGGTCTACTCCGGCGTACGTTCGCCAACTCGGATTGAACTTCAAATCAAATACGTGGGTCTCTTCGTCAAAGAGCTTGAACACTCTTCCGACGAACTCAGTGAAGTCGGCACCGATCTCCTGATTGAAAGACTCCTCAGTCAGGTCATTAATCTCCGACACGATCTCCGGGTCTATCTCTAACCCATACTGCTCAATCAGCTCATATATCGAGTAGTCCAAAGCTTCATCACTGTTGAGCAGGTCCTGGAGATAGTGCACGTCCTCAGTTCGAGTCGGGGTGCGATAAACATAAAGATTTTTCCAACTCGGCATCTTCCAGCTCGCCCAGTCCAGGTTACGTGGATCCTGTCCCCGCTTCCAGGACTCATAGAACCAATTGCGACCTTCTGGAGTACTGGTATGCAGACTCCAGCCTCTGTGATCCGCGAGGGTAGGCCGGATGAACCTAGTCCAAACCACTTCCTTGAGCTTTGCAGCTTCCGCCAGGATTACGCCGTGCAACCCTTCGCCAATAAGCGTCTCAGGGTGCTTTGCAGACTTGGCGTGAATCTGGAATGCTCCACCCCAAAGCGAGATGTGCATGTTCATCCCGATGGGGTCATTGTAAGAGCCGGGTTTGTCGAAGGGAACTTCAAGCCGCTTCAGATCATTCCAGATTACTCGGAACTCCTTTTCACTGTCACCGTATTCCGGCCCTACAATCCAGAACTCCCGGCGCTTTCCAGCGTCCCGCAGTTCACTGGCCATCGAGTACGCCAGAAACACTTCCGGCAACAGCTCGTGCCCGCCCAGATCACTCTTACCAAACCGTCGCCCTGCCGAGACAACCCGGTGTCGAGCCGAAGACGCGAACACCTGCACCTGCCCGGGATGCGGATTCCAGCCGGACTCCCGTAGCAAGGCCCAGGCGTTGATGCTGCTAGGCATAAGAGAAGAAGATGGTGTAACCGATTGATACCAACAACATGCCCAAGAGCCAGAACTCAAACAGCATGAAGGCTATTCCGCTGAGCATCATCGTGATAGCCGCCGCATCCCAATAATAATGCAGACCTAACCCGCCCATTGCTTGGATTGAAGCAATGTAGCCCGAACCAGATTGCTTCTTCGAGTGCCGTCCCATTAGATCCATTAGCTCCATCGCCCAGTCGCCCTATTTCTGAATCTCTCTGTGCTGACAGTCGCACCAAGTCTTAGCCGGCGGATCGCGGGGCACCCTGTTGGCGCTCTTGCCTCCGTTGGTGTCCCTCCCCATCCATAGGTTGTCACAATCCCAATGCTCGTCCTCGCTGCACCCTTTACAAATCATTTGCACTCCCCCACTTCACGCAGTATGCGTAATGACCAATAACGATCACAGCTCCGATTACAATTCCGGGGTAACGGTTAAGCGCCAGACGGACTGTTTGTGGAGTGGCAACCTCGTAACGATAAAACTGAGGAGCATGCCACTTGATCCGATTGTTCATTGCATTCATCGCCCTTACTTTCGTAGCAGAGGAGGATTAACATCAACAACGAGCCAAGGACGGCCGCACAAACAGCCCGGAACACTACACATAGGAGCGGGGTCTTCCGGATCTCCACTTGTATCATGTAGAGATACGGAGTGCGAGCATTCATTAAGAGGGCAATCCGTTTCCGCCATTACAGGTCATCGCCCTTGTCTCGCACTGCATCGTTTATGAGGAAGCCGCAGCCCATCCCCGCGAGGAAGACTGCGGCATACCCGGCCCAACCCAACATCTCAGGATTCAAAACCCTTCACGAACGTAAGAAAACCACTCCACGCAACCCGAGTACAGGTGAGCGGTTCCGCATTCCGATTCTTGGTGTCTCGCACTCCGACAGTGTTGTCGCCCACCGACACCTCGACACACATGTCACTGTCAGTCTTGCATCGAGAACTCTTCTTCCAGTTCATGTCATTCTCCTCTTCTGCCCAGTTACAAAGTTAGTGCCCCGTACGTCGCTCCGGGCGAAGAGAACGACGCACGGGGCCGGTCGGTACAAAGGGGCACACGAGCCAACAGCCTCAATTCCACCAACCCTGCGCGCACGCATTGCACCGAGTCATTGCGCCCTAGCGGAACTTACGATTGGAGAAGGGTGAGAACGACCCGCCCTTCAACCGCGTCGCACCGGCGACCCGAGTTCCACTCAGCTGTGCACCAAGTACATTTCCGCGGCTGATGTATCCACGTCGAGCATACGTCACGTGGTCCACATTGTGCACCGCGTCCGCCTCTGCCGCACTCGACGTCCGAGGAGAAGTGATGATTGGTCGCAACGCTGGCATCTTCCACTCCTTTCGTTGGTTAGCGTCCTCGCAGCTCCCACAGCCGGGGAAAGAGGCGCGAGCCACGAGGACGAGACCTAGCTTACCCGACGCCGAAGGCCCCGGGCGAGCCTCCGACGTGGACGCTCCGGGCTTCGGAGCCCTCTTCGGTCCCTCCGGGCACCCCCGGAGCCTCCTAGCCCCATCATCGGCCTTTAATTGGAGTCATCGGGCACCTCTCCTTCGATTACAAAGGAGTCCGATCCCATATCCCGATCAATCTTGTTCAGAATACTTTGATATGGCTTCTCTTCGGCTCCAACATGCACAACATCCGGGGTCTTCCCCATTACCCGCTCCAAGACGAAGATGCTCGCCTTGATACGATCTTTGTGTTCGGCCTCTGGATTGGTAGCAATCTCAGTAAGGGTCTCCACACAGTCCACAAGAGACTTCTTCAACATAACGTCAGCACGAGAGAACAGCTCCCGAACCATTCGGGTATGCAGCGCACGTGGAACTACTTTTGGCGGAACAGTAAACCTGCCTGCACTCGACCTTGGATACCCTCGCGCCAACTCTTCGTCGTCCAGTTCCTCTACTGTAATTCTTCCGGAAATGAAGTCGTCCACTCGCGCCGACACCTGCACGATCTTCGCCTTGCGTTGCTTTGCTCCCGGTACCGCGTCGCGCGGTCCACTCGCCGCCTCGCCTCTTCCCCAACCTCCGTGCGCACTGCATGCCCGCGGCTCACTGTTACGCCGAGCCGGAGCATTACAGGGACTGCCGTCCTTCTTGAACTTACTGCACTTTGGCCTATCACCCCAACGTGCTCGCCCGTGCTTTGGGGGCTCTGTTCCCTTCCCCGGCATCTCAATCCTCCTTTACTTCCTTTGTTTCCTTTACTACGCCAAAATACCTCGGACCGTTGAGCAGCGCAAAAGGATTTAACCTTTCAGTCTTGATCATCCCTTTCTTCAAATCAGTTAGGTCAGGCTCCAATAGTTCTGGCGCCATATCCAACTCATAGAGGTTGCGCGATTCGTTATGCCTGTAACGGGCTACAAAATCCCCGTTAGTCCAAAGCTCTAGCACGCCATAATCCACACACCAGAGTAGGTTCCGCTCCCCGATTGGAAAGTCAGTCGGCGGGTAGAACGTGAATTGCTGAATCACAACGCCTCCATTGTCAGAGTTTCATCGCTCGGACCACATACCTGATTGCCTTGAGTTTTGCAGTCCCAGCCTGGATCTTCCTCTTTCGGCTTGGGCTCGCACCCCGCCAACAACACACATGCGCCCACTATCGCAACAATGCGCACTGTCACAATAACTGTCCTTCCGCAATCTCTGTGGGCACTTGATGCCATACTGCGCCCAAAACAATGTCACAAGTGCATCCGTGTACCGGACCCCAACTTGGACAAACGTTTTCATATCCCTTCGTATGCTCGCATGGAATCAGTATCAGCGAATCTGGAACTACTGTGACCCAACATCTGCATTTGTTGCAGACTAGGTAGGGATTGGCAACTAGTCGTCTCATTCTGCACGCACCACCGCATCGTAATTGGCAACCGAATTTGGATCGGCCGGGTCAGTCCGCAGAACTGCATGATGCTCGTCAAGATTGTCCGGCACATAGCCCTTTGCTGGATCGGGCATCAATCCCTTTCCATGCGAAAACTCAGTCCCGTCAGGCTCCCGATCAGGATTCAAAACCCTCGGCTTAGCCATGTTCATCCATCCTTTCCATTCCAATAGATAAATGTCATTCCACCCGACCCCATTCCAGAAAGTGTACTACAATCTGATCAATCCAAGAAGCCAGCCTGGTCAAGATCGAATCGAAGATCGAATCGCCCTAGGGGTTTAGGACTTAAGAGAGGTTTCTTCTCACTCTTACTAGGTGAACCCTAACTACCGATTTCTATATAGAAGGGTTAAGAAATAAGACTATATACTCCTAAACCCCTACCTCGAATCCGGTATAACCCCTGGTCGGAGACTCGACCTTCTTTCGACCCCTCCTCAACTCGAAAGATCGGGCCCCCTAAGAAGTCAAGATTTTCGCCCTAAACGATCTTTATTCGATCTTTATTCGATCTTCCTCTCGCACCCCGCGCCCGCCTTATCGATCTTCCAGGTCTTCCCCATACTGGTGCTCTTAACATTACGAACTGTGTAATCTCCGGCAAACTGCCCCTCCCGATTCAGCAGCCAACGCCCCAAAGACTTCCCGATATCCTCCATTCGAGCTGCCTTTCGCGCCAAATCGGTCGGCAATGACTCAGCTGAAATACCGACCTTCCCGTTCACCCGGCCAGAGAAATTGTCGCCAATAAGCGAGTCAATTAGTTCTCGAACCAGCCAAGCTCTACTACCAAACCTGGCATGTACGGCGGACAAGAACTCTTCCCATTCACTGTCCTCTTCATCAATTGCAGCCTGGGTAGAGTCCGCATGATCGAACTCCCCGGGCACCCTCGCATAGTCCAAGATGCTCCGTACCGTGGCGCTCCATTTCGCATAGCTATCACTACTACGCAGCTCCAGTGTCGACCCTGAGTTGCGCCAAGCGACAATTAATATCAACAATGCACGTAGGATCTCGCCTCGCTTATCAGCAACATAAGCAGGTAGATCGAGCGCAAACCCAGTCCGGTTCTGTGGCGCCGGCACCCTCGGATCGATCGAAACCCACAACGTGCGTCTAGCTAAATCACTACTAATATGCAGGTTGTTCCCGGTCAAGCACCACAACCGATCATTAACTAGGTCAACCTCATCGCTCGCGCCGAGGATGCGGTCACTGTAGTTACGGCTGGTCAACAGACCGTCTAGTGTCGGACTTTTCAGCTTCCCGGCAACATTGTCAAACTGCACGACGGGGGCGGTGGTACGGTGCAGGATGGCGGTAATTGACTTCCGCACCTCCCCCTCTTCTTGTGGGATTGAACTGCGGAATACTCCGCCATGTACCAATCGCAATACCTCGGCCAACAACGACTTACCGCTGCCGCTCTGGTGCGCCATGATGGCACCGAGCTTGTATGGGGGTGGGCACAGTTGGCGCAGGAGTGGGGTAAGCATAAGACCCAAGTAGTTTGCCTCGTCGTGCTCCCCCACCCAGCTAAACTCCGCTACGAGGGACCGGAGTAGCCGCGTCGCCTCGCGCCTGTCCCGCGTCGTCGGACGGGCTGGGACCTTCCGTACCTTCACGGTAGGCAGGTACAAGATGCCAGTTAGTTCATCGAATCCCGGTTCAATCAGTAACGATCCGTCAGCCCGCGGAATTGGGGTATGGGTCACGCCGCGCAACATACGCAGGTTCGGCGCGGCGTGCATTGTTTTAAGTACAGTCCGCGCTACATCAACAGGGAACAGGCATTCTTTGCGATACTTGTTGCCGTCATTACGCTCCCCTATTTTGTAGGGGGTATACTCTGTAGACATAAGACCAGCTAGTCGATATTGATCTACTGGAATAACTTGGGCCGGTCCGTCCAAGTCTGTATTGCTCTTTGGTTCGACATATCCATCTTGTCCTAGCAATGGGCAGAATACGACTTCCGATCCTCGCTGCATTATCCCGCTCAGCTCATGGGTCCCAATCTCTTGCGCCAACCCGCGAGCCGTTCGCAATGGGTTAGCCACTGATACCCCATCACCGTTTTTGTCAAACACTTCATTTCGGATTCCGCCCCGTCGAGCACTAGAACTATCCATTTGTGTTATGCCGCCCTATTCTTGTGCGCCTGTGGTGGGTTTCAATTAGCCTCTTTAAGGCCGCTATTCTAAGTATACCGGAGATCGACTACCTCGCGCTTATCCGTCCGACCCCGGCTCGACCAGGACATACTCGCCCACAGGCTTACCATTCACTCGCAGCAACCAATCCTCGGCCGGAGCCCATGGACCACTGCCGCCGCCAATTTTCAACTTTGTGCTGGCATAGCGTTTAGCCAATCGCCCGACTCGGCCTCGGTCCATAACAACTAAATCACGAGGCCCTAATCCGCAAGCAATATGATCACTCAAATCGGCACCACGTTCCCGCACTGCCGAGTGCATGAAAACCACCCTACCAGGGGAAACGTGCCCTACTCGCACCAATAACTGGTAGGTCTCCCAGGCCAATAACAAGCCAACCTTGTCCCGATCCATCACTACGAATATCCGACTCTTTTTCGCCCCCATCAATCCCAACCGTTCGGCTTTCCGAAACCAACCAGCTTGTCCAGCATTCCACCCTCCGCTGCCTCCGTGATGCGTGGTTACCGTTACATCCCAAACTGCCGAGGCTGCGTCACAATCCTTTTCGCCCTCGCATATCAATACGTCGAATCCATCCGAAATCGACCTAACCAAATCCGGCAGCCGATACAAAATGTCGTCTGCACCATCCGGTTTCCCCGCCAGCCAAAGGTGTGGGGCGGCCGATCGAGACATAGTGCTTTGGTGAAAGTACGAGAACGTCTTGCCGACCACATCACAACTCTTCCGATTAACGACCTTCCATCGGATCTTTTTGAATACTACCTCCCCGCTGAGGTCGTGGTAGAAGTATTCACAATCCCGAACTAACCGTAGGGCTTTGTTCTTTTTCACGTCACTTCTCCAATCCCCAGCCAATCCCTAACCCTACCCATAAATATAAGGCCAGGCAGCATTGCGTAACCGTGGGATGGTCTTGGCTCGCCGAAGGAAGGTAATGCCGTGCCGGTCTGCATCTCTGGCGTGGACTAACCCGCCCTCGCTTTCGTACATTCCCCACAACTTCAATCGCGCATCAGTGGCGGTGCGTAGCGCCATTTCAGAGGATTGATAGAACACCCGAACCGCACACCTCCAGCGTAGGTAGCCCAATGTGGCGTTGATTCGGACTGGAGACAGCAGGTCATCATCGCCAGAGAACTTGCGCAATGAGAAGGACTCAAAGACTACTGCCGCTCCAGGCCAGCATCCAATTAGTTCGTCCAGTGCCTCAATGCCAAAGTTCTCGTCCGTGCAGTCGATCTCGCCATGAATCCAAGGGTCAATATTGGCCAGGATAGACACCTCTGGATCCGTCAATGCTTCCGGGTGCACCATCATTACACTCCAACCCGTAGTTTTCCCTGGGTCGATGGCCACCACAACCGGATACTCCACTAGATCCAAACGGCTGTACTTTTTGCGCTCCTTAACCCTTGGCGTGGACCGGCGAGACTCCCGCATTGTGGCGACAGAAACCCCACTCGACAGTCTAGGCATGGGCACCGACAAATTTACAGACCCTGGACGGATGGGTTTTCGGGTGTGACACCTCTTGAGCCAATGGGTTCCACACTCCGGGCAGCCCGCACCTAGCACACTCGCAAGGAATGGGCCTTCCATCCCATTTCGGGGCAACATGGACATTAGGCGCAACGGCCTTACGCGGCACCCTTCGTTCCATCTCCTGTTTATTCCGTAATGTCTTTAGTTCCCTTTCGGGCAATACCACTGTCCGGACCAGGCTTCCGCGGGACATTATACCGCCATTCCAGATCAGGAGAGCCTTGGTTGGCTTGCCTTTCCCTTTGCAACAACTCGTTGAGCGACCCAACTCGATTCGTACTGACCAACAACTCTATCCTCAATCTGCTATTTGTTTCCTTGAGTATCGTATTCTGTTGCTCCAGCTCCAGAATGCGCCGTATCCGCGACCACGTGATCTCACGCTTCCACATTACTGCCCCCACCTTTCACGCACGTGCATAACGTCTTGAACATGGAGTATTCCTCGAAACTGGCTGGGCGAACTCCTACCACTTCCTGCTTTGCGCCCAGTCGTTGCAACTGATACCCCGAACTAAACACTACCACCCGCAATCCAAGATCAGCCTCTACTTCCTTGGTGCGTTCCCATACAGCCTGATTATCCATCACTGCCCCTTCTCTATCAATAAAAAACCGTCAGAAATAGCAACCATAAGATCAGTATAACGAGAAGAACGTTCTGTATTAAGTCAGTGTGCGTCACGTCGGCCTCGCCGCATCAGGGTTGCCCAACCACTCGTATGGAGCAATCCCAGGAGACTCGATCCCTCGCGGTAATCCCGTCACCGGGTCATATTCATGGTACAAGAATGGCTTGTGCCACTGAGTCGAGTCCGCACCGCCGTTCTCCGCTCGGACCTGCACCCGCTCCCGGATATCGCAGTGTCGATCGAAGTCAGCCCCAAAGGCACACTTACCGATCTGGTAGCAGACTGGGCGGAACAGGTCGGCTAGCTCGCCGGCCATGTAGGCATCACTGTCCCGAATTGCCTCCACAATCCGGGTGAATACCGCGCGCCACTCGAACTGGGCCTGGGTACAGAGTCGGTTACCGGCGTGGTCGAGTAACGCTCGGAGGTCGCACGAGTAGTGCACTCGGGTGAGCACGGCGTGCGGCAGGATACCTCGCGCATCCTCGGCAGGCATCCCCGATTCGATCAGCTCGTCGTAGGCTTCCGCTACCGCTCCGATCGCCCTGTCCCACACGCCCCGTTGCCCCTGTGCCCCGGCTAGCTCGTCCGGCCCGTACTCGTAGTCGACCAACAGCTCGGTGCCAGCGAGAGACGGCGGCAACCCCACCGAGTTTTCCAGGTCCTCCTTCACTGCGAAGCGCAGCGACTCCTGGGCATAGACCGCCGTCCGCTGCCGGACTAACTGGTGGGTGAACGACCGGGTTACCCCTTCCAGCAGGAAGTGGAAATTGACGAACTCCAGGGGAGCCTGAAGCTTGGTCTTCCGCATCTCGCCCAGGTACTCTACTCGTTCCGCGTCAGTAACCTCCGACAAATCCCGCACTACCTCGCCGCGATACATCTTACAGGCAGCGGCAATCGAACCGAGCGGGTCCGGGTTAATCGACAACAGGTACACCCGGGGGCCAATGGTCGCGTCGATCGGCGCGGCTACGAACTGGGCCGGGTCGCGGTATCGCGCTACGGTAGTCACCGGTAGAGGATCAGGAACGTCAGCCCCCTTGTGCCACTTGTGCGGGCAAGGCTGCACCTCGCCCTCAGATTGCATAGCAGGGTGTAGTTTGGGGTTGTGCGAACCACACCGTGGGCAGTGTTCACTCAGCATTGTTGACCATCCTTTGCTGCTTGGCAGTGATCCAATTGAGCTGACAGATCAGTTCGTTGTCCCCAGGGTTTTCACTAAACCCTAAGAATGCACAGATCGCTGCCCGAAGATGGTCCACCTGGGTCGCAGCCGCCGTATAGGATTGCAGCATACCCCTGAATTGTTGCTCCCAATACTTTGCTTCGACACCGTCCGGCTGATTCAGCGGCCAATTGATAGCTTGGATTGATCGAACATCTCCGCAACACCAATTGCTTCCCTCCGTGTCAGGAACGGTTGGGGTGGAGGCCAGGAAGTTGCACGGAGTTCCGTCGTCCACGTGGACCCATTCACGGTGTATGTAGCTCATCAAAGGACTCCTCGTGCCGTAGCAACGTTGAGAAGATCGCGAATCTTTCGGGCATCATCCGCCGGTATGAGTACGGGAGAGCCATTCTCGGTAGAATGGATAGCGGACTCTTGAACGGACAAGGCGACCTCGTCATCGCGGACCTGAACCGATACCGAATCCGTCCATATTGTCAAACCTTCCATCATCTCGACAATCTCACGGTCATAGTTGCTCATCACTCTTCTCCTTTTCTTTCGGCTCTTTCGACTTCTTTGAGGCTGGGGTAACTCCGGCCATCGGGTGTGGTAACGTCCGTAGTACTCGGGAGCGGGCGAATCCGCCCCGGTTGCCGCTAGCTCGACGTGCCCGCCGAATGCTCATCGTTTCCGTTCGGGAGGTTCCACTCCGCTTCTGTGCCATCAGGGCCACTTCCCTTCAATTCGTAGTTGGCTTCGATCCAGTCGATCACTTCCTGGACAATCAGACTCCCTCGCTCGGACTGAAATACTCCAGCGTCCCTCACATTCTCCCAACACATGGAGGCTGCGCCAACTGCTTGTCCGATCACCTCAGACAGATTTTTGGGCTCACTGGTACTACCATCAAAAATCAACTTATCTGACATTGTCTCCACGCTCTCTCTCGTCATTCCAATTGTTCAGTTCTTCTACATCTGACCGGATCTGGTCGGCTAGCTCCTGGGTCATCTTGTCGGCGTAGGGCGCCCACTCGGGAGGCGGTCGAACCTTGCTCAGGCGGACCGTCTTGCGCTTCTTTCGTAACAGACCCATCATTCCACCAGCCTGCTCATTTCCACTCCAGTTTGGCTTGAAGATACTTCCATCGTAACCACAGCCCCTTTGACCTGTCTCCGTCATCCATCCAGCCATATGTCACTTTGGCCACTGTTTCTCCCATCAATTGAACTCGTAGCTCTGGCCGTGCTTCATCCAGTCGGATGATATTCATCCCTCACCCTCTCCGTCGCCGAGACCTCATTATCGTTACCGCGAGAAAGATTATGGCCAAGTTCTGCGCTACATCTATGTCAGCCGATGACATGATCCCTCACCCTCTCTTAGGAGGAAACGGCTCCCCATTCCTATGGGCAGTCTGGTAGTGCTCGGACATTTCTCTTTCGGCGCGAAAACGCATCGAGCAGTACCAGTGCGGGCAGCGAATGAAAACAACCATTGCTCGCCGAATACTCAGAACATCCATGACACGACACTCTGAGCCCAATAGATGAGGTATGTCCCGTACTCAAACATACCGGTAGTTGTTGCTGAGCATCCATCTCCTTGGTATCCCTCGTCCGTTCTATCGCCGATCTGCGTGGGTAGCATCATTTCTGTTCAGTCCTCTCGATGTATTCCAGTAACTCGTCTGCCCATGCGTTCTTCATCTTCGCCCATGTGTTCCTTATGGCCGCCTTCAGATTGGTCATTTGCATCATTTCTGTTCAGTCCCTTCGATGCGATCGTGAGCCTGATTTACTTCGGATTTCCTCTGTAGCTTGCACCGCCACAATAGCTTTTCGTGCAGCCTCCAGGTATGCCGCCGTCGGTTCTTTGTCCGCTTCTTGCCCCGGCCTATATTCCCTCCAAACTTCCGTGCGCAGGTCCGGCGGAACCATAAACCAGTGCCTTTTGCACATTAATCTCTTCGGCGGGACTACGATCTTGCAATCCTTGGCGTGACAGAAATGCTCACTCATTGATCATCCTCGTCATAGGTAGTTTCATCCTCATCCTCATCTTCCGGGTCGATTACGAATATCGATCTGATCTGCATTGAGATGCCAAATCCTTTTCGCTTCAGCCCCTTAATCAGCACCACATCGTGCCCTGGATTGATACCGGCGACAATGTTTTGAAACTTTGGGTAGTTCCACCTATTGATTCTTAGGTAAACCTCCTCATCGCCGTCATCATATCCATGCAGCACCGCCGCCTTTGTGAGATGTGGATCGGCCAAGGTCTCCCTGGTTTCTTCATATTCAGCTCCCGTCCGGGATCGGGCGTCCTCCAATATATCTTTGTACTCAATCTTCTTCACAATTCCCAGCCATGTTACCAAGAGATTTTCTGCATCGCGCGGTATTTGGTCGCTGGTATGCGTGGGTTGAGGCAAGCTGCCCCATTGTCCTTTGCCATCTCGCAGGAGAGCCCGGATCGCCCGCAAAGTGTTGCCGACTATCTCTAATCCAAAGGGGTCGTCTGATGTTGCAAACTCCCGAATCTTCTGGACAGTCTTTGGGCCGATGCCATTGACTTTGCCTAGGTCTTTCCATTCTTGTATCGCCTCCGGATCGCCCGACCGTAAGGCGAGGATAGCCGACGAGATGGCCGCACCGATACCCGGTACGGCGTCGAATCCGGCCCGGATCGACCTCTCTCCGGCCACCGTCCAGCCCGCCGCACTCTCGGTAGCGTTCGGAGGCAGGATCTCTACTCCATGCCGTTGTGCGTCCCGTAGCAGCCGAGGCCATTTCTCCCGATCGTTGGTCTTGCTCATGGTCGCTGCGTAGAATGCAGTGGGATGGTACTGTTTCAGCCACATGCACCAGAATGCTAACATTGAGTAGGACACACTGTGCGATATATTGAAGACATATGTGGCGGAAGTAATCATGTACTTCCAGATACGGGTAGCCAACTTCTCATCTATGTCGTGCAGTACCTTGCATCCGTCTACGAATCTGCCCAGCAATTTATTGAAGGATGCTTCACCTAATTTTTGGGAGATGACCTTACGGATGCCACCTACCTCGTTGACCGAGAATCCGCCCAGGTCTCGGATAATGGCTAATACTTGTTCCTGATAGATGATCTGACCATAAGTCCACGCTGTTACCTTATCTACTACAGGATGCAAAGATTCTCGTTCGCGCCGGCCATGCTTAACTTCTACATATTGTGCTTTCATCCCAGAGAACAACGGTCCTGGACGAGACAGCGTGTTGATGTCCGCTAAGTCCTGGAAGTTAGTCGGTACAACTTCCGCACACACTAGCCGGGTGGCTCTTCCCTCGAACTGAAAGATGCCTACGACATCACCGTCTCGAAACGCCTGCAATACTTTCTGGTCGTCCAGCGAAGTCCGGTACAATTCTTCCAGGCTTATGCCAATAATATCAAGGGCAATACCGATCATGCCGAGTGTCGACAATCCAAGAAAGTCAGCTTTCAGCATGCCCAGGTATTCGGCGTCTTTCTTATCATAAGCCAGCACCGTCTTGCCTTTTCGTTGGTACGTAGCGCAGGTGTTGTTGATTGGAGTATTCGACACTACTAGTCCGGCTGCATGCACACTCATGGCCTGGTAGCCACCCTCCAGCCGCATTGCGTAAGCTAAGTCCGGGTGCCGATCTAGCACCTCAGCAGCGGCCGGAAACGTGGCGAAGGTGTCCTCCAGTGAGGCATCGAAGCGCGAGTCCCCTCCCGATCTCTCAATTATCAGGCTCTTTACTACGTCGGCTTCCCAGCTGGGTATATGGTAAACTCGGGCAACGTCATTAACCGAGTTCTTGCCTCGGTAGCGAGTGAAGTTGCCGATAGTGCCAATGTGGTCCGCCCCATACTTCTCGCCCATGTAGTCCCAGATCTCGCCCCGCCGATCGTCCGCGAAGTCGAGGTCCACGTCTGGTAAGTCTAGCCGGGCCGGATCCAAGAACCTCTCAAACATCATATGTGGGTGCGCGAGGGGGTCTACCTCCGTGATGCGGAGTAGGTAGCAGG